TCTTCAATTTCAGTATCTGACGAAATAACATCATCACAACTCTCATCAAATCCCTCTATTTCTAGTTGTTTGTTTGCTTGCTCTTCATTTTCTGCTTCAATTATTTGAATTGATTTAATTTTCTCAATTCTAGTAAATTGATATTTTTTCATTATTTGCCCTCCTTATCTCTACCCTGTATTTCATACATTATAGAGCACATTGAATTGTACCCTTTGACAAATCCCTTCATTTCTTCAACATGACTAAATCTCCAAAGGTCATTTGAATATTGAGAATATTCTTGATTTATAGAATATTTATGAAAAGAGATTTTTGAACCATCAATTCCTTCATATCCATAATTAGAACCAAATTTGTCAATATTAGTTCTGAATTGTTTAAATTGATTTGCCCAGTAATATTTATTATTACCTGTCAATCTAATACAAACGCCTCTCTTATTTAAAAGAAATTCCTTTTCATTCCTTTCATGTAATAAAGCAGAAGAGTTTATATATTTCCAATCTCCAGACAGGATCGTGTTAATTTCACTAACTCTTGTTTGAAGTTTCTCTATTTGTTTAGTTTCCATTTTGCTCCTTTTTTGTTTCGATAATGTAATTAATACATAAGTGAATATTAAAGTACGCAATTAATATTGAGCACTATTGTCACGCCCCCTACTTCATAATGATTATAAAGAAGGATTAAGAATATATTAAAAAAGACTCAGCGAAGCGCCAAAATAGGTCTAAGGTCTACACTACAAACAACTTAAAATGTTGATGTGCGTCTTCCTATGGAGTTCTTATTTTATCAATTTTGATTGATTTTGAGGTTTTACTGGATTTGATTGATTTTAATCTATTTTGGACAGGTGTGAATAATTAAGAATAATTGAGATTGATTTGAACTGGACTTGAAGTTCATTTGAAATTGATTTGAAGTGAGATTGAGATTGATTTGAAGAGATATAGAGTAAGTGCTTTAAGTTTGTTTTGAGTTCTCTTTAAGTTCTTTGAGTTCTCTTTGAGATCTTTGAGTTCTCTTTGAGATCTTTAAGATCAAAAAAACAGAAAACACCATACGAGAAAAGAAGAAGAAAAGAAAAGAAACAACGAAACCTGGCGCCCAGCCCACAAAATAAAGAGCAATAGAGTTTCAATCCGTTGTTAAACCAGGCCAGGATTGAAAAGAAGAGAGATAAAGTCACCGAACGTGTGACCACGTGAGAAAAAAAGAGCCAGGCGTGCGCCCGAAAGTTAAGCGGGGTAACGCCCGGGTGGCGGGTATCGATAGCCCTCTCACATTTTTTTACCAAATATTTGCTACTTACACTTACAAAGCTTGGCGCTTAGTTGAGCTAGTAACCAATCCTTGAGATTACTTCTGGTCCATATCTCAGTCCATAAGTTGGCATAAGCTGTAACTCTAAGTTCCTCTTCGGCGTCATCTAAAGAACACGCATACTCCACATGATGATTGAGCTCATGCATCACTAAGTTTAAAGCTACTGGTCCACCTTGTTCTATAATAGTCTTATCTAAGTATATAATAGCTGGTGGTCCGGCCACATAGCTGCCTAATTGGTCACCCACATCCTTTGATAATATTGTATCTAGTTGTATAAACTCTATAGTTTGATACCCTATAATAGTTGATGTAGGTAATGTAATCTTAGTATTATTCATAGTTCCTTTAGGTTACTTATAGTTAGACTTATAGTATACTTAGTATCTGACCCCCAGGGCACCATACCGATACGTGTACCTATTTATTAATCAACGCAGTGCTTAGAGCTCCATACAGCATCTAATCCACTTATGTATAGGTTTTATAGCGTCTGGTGTTTGTCGTCAATCTGGGCTCAAATATGGGCCATTAAAGGCTATTATATCCAAGATGTCTTAGCTGATTTCTTACCGACTGCATGTTCCATAAATCGATCTAATTCTATAGATAATCTTTCATTCTTAGCTGCTCTTTCTGCTAGTATAACATCTTGGCCTAAATAATTGGTCCAATACGCCACAGCCATAGCTAATACGTCTATTAAGTCATCATGTTTTAAACACGATCGATCTCTAGTCAATCTACTCATTTGATAGAATAGTTGGTGCTGCATATCGAGCTCGTAGTCTTTCCTAATTAACTCTTGGTCAACTACAAGTCTATGTGAGTTAAATACTGGTTCTAAAGTATCTATAATTCTTTTTTCTTTTTGAACTGAACTTCTAGTTTCTTCAATAGTACACGGATGAATACGTGCTAATATTGGTTCTAATAATCTGTTAAACATTCCATCACCAAAGTTACTTTCAATAGTGACATAAGACACATTTTGAGCTTTAGCTGCGTTTGCTAAATCTACTAAAGTCTTTTCTTCATAACCGCCTTCTAAAGAGCCAATATCAGTTAAATATAAAATACCATTTAACATCTTTACAATAGCATAAGCTGTTCTATCTGCGCCTCTACCTGCTGGATCGATTGACATAACTCCTCCTTGAAAAGGAAAGTAATCATTTGATACATGCATTGGTGCTACATAGTAATCACCTTTTAATCCAACATTAGGTATTTCTGGATCTAAGGCTTTTATTTGATCTAAACTATTTGCCCATTGTATTTTACCTGGAGCTTCTTTCCAAGATGAAACTCCTGACATAATAATTAAGTCATTAAGTTTAAGTGGGTATTTATTTACATCAGATAAAGTTGTATCTAACATAAATTGTAATGAAAATCCTGAACGTCCATAAGACGCTTCTCTTTCCATTAAGTCTACATCATCAAATCTATCTGGATCTAAAGCTTGACCAGGTTTAAACTTATCTTTTTCTTTTAAAATTTCTGCAGCTAACTTATGACCATAGTTTAACAAAGCTTTACTTTCAGGAAACCTTGCAGGCCATATTTGAGTTTTAAATCCTCTTTCTTCTAACTGATTATAAATAGATAATTCTGTTTGTGGTGTGCCTAAGAATACAATTCTACCAATTTCAGGTTTAATGATAGAGTCAAATTCTTTAATTGTTTCTGATAGTCTATCTCTCATTAATTGTGTTTGAGAGTTGTTAGCTGACTCAACGTCATCAGCAATAATTAAATCTGCTCTAGAACCTGTAAGTTGACTGGTAATACCCATTGATTTACAACTAGGTGCATGTGATGCTCTAGCAGGACCAACATCAAATGATACTTTACTTGACCTTTGATCTTCTCTTGCTTTTAAATGCTCTAATATAGGCAGCTCATGAATTAATCTTTGAGTAAACGTTGAGAAGTCATCTGCTCTAGTTTTGGACGCAGAGACAACTAAAATATTTTTTTGAGGATCCATTAACCAATTCCAACAAGCAAATGCTGAAGTAATCCAGGATTTACCTGCACCTCTAAAAGCTTGAATACAAGCACGCTTAGGACCATATTGTAAATAGTCCGCCATTTGATATTGTATTTTAGTTGGCGGTGGTAATTGTAAATGTTTCCAAGCTAAATATAAAAAGTTCTTAAAAATTTTTAACTTAGCCGGGACCATTATAATTTCCTATCTTCGTTATCAAAAGGTAATTCACTAACAATATCTATATCGTTATTTGATTGAATACCTGTGCCGTAGGTTTTACAAACATCTAAACAAACTTTCATTTCTGATGCTGTTAGGTCTTCACCTGATTTTAATTTTGTATGTGCTTGAGCTATAAGCATATCTACTATTTCATTTGCTTTTTCTTTAGTAGTTAGCTCTTTTGGTTTTGTATGTTTTTTGTCTTCTAAATCAAATTTAACTTCGTCTTCAAATGTTAAATCTACTGACTTTTCATCACTCATAATTATTCTACAATAAGTTTTTTAATTGATAAAGAGCCATCAATATTTGACTCAAGTTCTGCTTTAGTTTTTACACAAGAATAGACTACATTAGAATTGTTTTTAACTTCACGCATAGCTAAGCGTTTACCTTTTAAACAAGTAGATAAATCAGTTTGAATACGCGCTTCCTTAATCTCGTTATTTACAATCATAAGAAGAGCTATTACAGTTTCAACCATTAATGACTCCCATTTGCTCTAACTTTATCTTTAAGATTTTCTAGAGCTTCTTTAATTTTTTCTATATCTTTCATAGCATAATTAATATTAACGTTATTGTTTCTCATAGTTTCCATTTCTTTTTGAATATTTTCAACTTGAGTTGCAATATGCTCCAACAACATAAATTGCTCTTGGTCAGTTGGCAGCTGCTCACTTTTCTTTAATAAATCTGCTTGATGTAATTCTCTTGATGTTTCTAAACTTGTTAGCCTAGCTGTTATTTCTGTGTAAGCGAAAATTCCCATCGCAATTGCTGCGCATAAAGCTAAAAGGTTCCGAATAGGAAGACTTATAACTGAATTTTCTGATACTTTCATTTACGTTTTTTCTTTTTTGGGCACTCTTTTTCTTTACAATTTGGAAATTGAAAAGTTAAAACGTCTATTACTTTTTCGTTAAGTGAGTCTAACCAACCAAAAAACTTTAAACATATTTTATCTATAATGTTCATTTTTTACCTTTAAATATTTGTGTGCCTTTAATCCCATAGATACTAGCTACAACTAAAATCCATAAATTAGTAAACCATGATGGAAGTTGTTGAAACTGTTCAAAGAACTCTTTTATTTTTTGAGATGCATTTGGGTCATCACTAAAAACACCGTATGCAATTACTAAAATTGGCAAAGTGAGAATTATCAAAACTGCTTCGTCTTTCCAGTCTGATTGTCTTGCTTCTAATAATTTACCAGAATATTCTAATTCTCCATTGGCCATTTTTTCAGCATGTTTTGCTTGAGCATTTGCCATCATCATTTTAGTTTCTTGTTTCTTTTTATAAATATGACTTCCAGCATTTACTGCTAATTTTATTGCACTAAACCACATTATACACTCCTCATAGTTTCTGCTAAAGACTCACATCTTTTTGTAGTCTGTTTATGCCACGCGCTGTCAATCATTTCGTCAGCGGCTTTGTTCCAGTCTTGGTTTCTTATACCTTCCCACATGTTTTTAAATTTCATAACTCGTGGTTTTCCCAGCTGAAAGCACATTTCCGTAATTATTCCAAGAACAGTTTCTGGTACATCTAATCCTTCAAGTAAGTCTTGTGCAGATGCAAGAGCAATTTCAAAATCTTTGTCAAACAAAATATCAAGCTCTTCTTTACTATACTCAACACCTTCAACAAAGTTATCGGTAGGTAATACCAAATGGCCATAACCAATTGTAGCGAAACCCAAGCTATCGGAATAGACAGAACGCCTAAACCCTTCATGTTGCTTAATTCTTTCTTTAAGTGTTGTATGCATAGTTTTTTTGTCCTTTTAATTACAGTAAAAATAAAATTACAGACCAAACAACAAATAAGCCGAATGCAAATTTGTTTGTGTCTGCCCAATATATTTTTGCTTTATTTTTCCATGTAGTCAGTGTGTCGCCGTATATTATCATGTTGGTTCTCCTTTAATTTGTATTTCTTGACATTGAAATTTCATATAAATTTGAAATTCATTAATTTCTTCCATACCAATTTCTTGTGTTTTTCTAGCACTTTCTGAATAACCTCTAAGCATACAATCATAAAAATTAGAAAGTACAGCTACTTGTACAGGTGGAATGCAAGTTTGTGATACTGCAGAACACATATACATTAGTAGAGCAATTGATTTCATTATTTTTTATGTTGTCTCCTTTTGTGTTTATTCATAGAAGACCATTTAATTTTGCTTTTATTTGTAGATATTGAAGTTTTTTTAAATTTGCTTCTTGTTTCGTGCTCTACTTTATTTAAAAAGTTAGATTTCTTTTTTGCCATTATGGTAAGCCACGCACAAATTCATCTTCTTCTTCTTGCTCTTCAATTTTGTTTTTAACTTTTTGTAAACAATCTTGAGCTTCTGCTAGCTTATCTTCTGCATCTTCAATTAGTTCTGAAAGTGATTTTTCTTTTTTAGGTGCCATCGAATGAAAAGTAACCTATTAGAGCAGCTATAAAACTACCAATTAATATTAATGCAGAAACTGCACCTTTACCTTTCGAAACATCTTGTCTTAAACTTTTAACTTCTCTTTTTAATTCATTAATATTTTCATTTAATACTTTCATTCTTTCTGCACATAATCTTTCGTGAGATGAAAGTCTTACTCCTGCTGCTTGTTCAGCAAATTCTTTTGGAGTAATTTTTTTTCTAGGCATTAAAACCTTCCATTTCCACTATTATAAAGATAGCTTACTTGTGCATCTGATAATTCATCATTAAATACTCTCCAACCACCAGTATAACCTTCCCAGTTATAAGAATTTACTCCACTTGAATTAGATGGCCCATGCCCCATAAATCCAGATTGAGAGGCTGATTGTGCACCTACTGAACCTGTCCAAGTTTGAGTATATAATGTACCTGCATTTGAATTATCTGTTGTAAATTTTGCAGTTTGAGAAGATGCTGATACTCCTATTGAATATCTATAACAATAAAAATGCCAATCATCTATTGACCAACTACCATTACTTGTTAATGTTCTAATATTTAAATCTCCACTTGAAAGAGCAGTATTTAGTTCGTATTTGGTATTGGGAAAATTATTATATTCGCTTAATGATGAGTATAATTCATAATGTCTATAGTTGTTAGTTGGTGCTGAACCACTACCTTTTGCCCATAAACAAATTGTAAGTCCACCACTTGTTGCCATTTGGTCTACAATACCTTTCCAGTTACCACAATTACCACCATCTCCTAATAAAAGAAGTTTTGAACCTGTCCAACCAGATACTCCTGTAATACTAGCAATATTACTTGTTACAACTGATATACCATTTGCAGAAGTAAGGTCAGAAATTCCACTTGTATTACTATTAAAAATTTCTGTAATTCCAGCTAAAGGATTGTTTGTAGTTATATAAGTAAATGCTCTGTCAGCAGTTTTCCCATTTGCTGTCGCTCTTAAAGTAAAACTATTTGTTGTGTCATTAGTAACATCTGTTGGATCGCCAGATATAACACCAGTAGAGCTGTTTAAAGATAAACCAGCTAATGAACCAGATTGTAAAGAATAAGAAACTGTATCTCCTTCTGCATCAGAAGCGGCTACTGTAAAATGATTTCCTGTGGCATCTTCTGCTACTGAACCTAAACTACCTGCATTTGTTGTCCAAGTAGGTGCATTATCAACATTAATTAATCCTGTTGCTGATGTTCCAGCTAATCCTGTAGAAGAAGTTACTTTAACTTTATAAGGTTCTT